GAACTTTGTTTTGATTCGTGCTGTGAGAACAGCAATAGAAAAAAATATAAAATACAAAGAATTCATAGCCCAGTTTGGTGATTGTTTAGAGTTGATATATAATAAGCCTTTTGGTATATCCCACATAATATTTTTATTTGTTTTCGTATAGCATTAAATATTACGCATATGATACAAAACAAACATTTTGGAAGTGAAACGGTAGTACGGAGCAGGCCATGGAGCGAAGCTCCGATCAGCCTGTGGAGTACGAATAAAATATAATGCAATCTCTTTTTAACCGTACTATACAAAATGCATAGCGTTTTGTATCCTATGCGGTCTATAAGCTTCAAAATTAAATTTAAATAGCAGTAGTGATAAACTACTGCTATTTTCCTTTTCATTTAAAATAACGCATTACAATGCGTTATTGATTATTCCGAACATATCTTCCTGTTAATATATCAAGAGGTACACTAAAAATGTCAGCTAATTTTATAAGAGTACTTATGTTCGGTTCTCTTGCACCAGTTTCATAAAAGCTATAAGCTCTTTGTGAAACATTTATTAATTTAGATAGTTCTTTTTGGGATAGATTATTTTTTAATCTTAGTTCTTTTAGTACTACTGGCATTAAACTTTCCATTACATTCACCTCTTTATTTTATTATAAATTATAAAGACATATTAGTCAATGATGCACAATTTGGAAAAGTACAATTTGTACTAATTACACTATTGACATATAGTACATAATGTGCTAACATTATATCAAGTACAAAATGTACTAAAATTAATAAAACAGAAAGGAAACAAACAATCATGGAAAAAATAACGATTGTAGGAATGAAACTAAGCGAATTTACAGGGGATAACGGTAAAAAAGTACCGTATGCAAGATTATTTGTAACAATTCAGGATGATACAAAAGAAGATATTGACGGTGTCGCAGTTGATATTGTCAAAATAAAACCTGATATGATACATGAATTACAAGTCGGCGATATTATTGATATCGCATATACAAAATTCGGCGGTGTCCGTGAAATAAAAGTTCTATGACAGAAACGCAAGCTAATGTAATTATTAATTCATTAAACGTTACAAATAGTATTTTAATGTTCTTTGTCTTCGTTGGTGTCTGTATAGCTGTATATCGGCTATTTAAGATATTTTTTTAAATTTTAATGAAAGGGGTAAGATGTTTGGAAACATCAGCAGTATCCATGCTTGACTTAACTGGTATTGACTTGAGCGGTATTCTCGACGAAATAGTCGCAATAGTTCCGACAATACTTCCGGTATCGATTTCATTTATCGCATTCCGCAAAGCATTTGCATTTTTACTTAATGCACTTCACGGCGCGTAAACAAAAGTTTATGCAATATTTAAAGGGGTATATCATGAGGTATATCCCTTAAAATTTAAAGAAAGGAAATAACATGACTATTACACAAATAATATTTCTCTTTGTTGCGGTTGTTACAATTGACCGTATTTCAAAGTTTGTAGGTAAAAAAATAAAAGAAAGAAAGGAGAAGAAAGAGCTTGAAGAAAATCCAGAGCAAGAAAACAATAGCAATAATACTTCTGCTAACAATATTAATTAGTATATTTGCAATAAATATAACTGCATTGACTGAAGACGATTTCGATGAAAGTTTTGATTACACTGAATATGAAACAGATAGCTTATATACATATGCAGTTGTGATCCAAAAAATAGACGGATATTATTATTTATATACATCAAAATATCCAATATATGTCAAAGAGAGCACTACACCTGATTTATATCAGCTATCTGTATATAAACAAAGTTATCACATGGGTTCGAAGTTAGGGGAAGCAGATTATTATTTTTATAATTATAGCTTTTCAAGTACAGATTATCATATATTTACTACTCCAACATATGCAGTAAGTCAAATTATATGGTCTAACCACGATATAAAAACTTTAGATAGCTCAAATGTTCCGACAGATACAGTTTTTTTTTCGAAACCTCTGGAGGGGCTTCTGGGGATAGTTCAGAAAACACCTCTGAATCCTCTACAACAAGTATTGATGATAGTTCCGATATGCCTGACTTTACTGGTCTCTTTGCTGGGCTTCAGGAAAGCATATGGCTGGCTTTTGAAAATATTAAAACATGGTTAAATAATCTTTTTAGTCCTCTCATAGATGGAGTTAAAAATACTATTCAAAACGCATACGATGGAATAGTTGACCTATTAACTGAGAGTGAAGAAGAAAAAGCACAAAAACAAGTTGAATTGCAAAGTGCTTATGACAATTTAACATCAAAAATGAATGAAAAATTGCCTATTATAGGACAAGCAAAAACAGCTTTAGACACTGTTATATCTGATAATATAGATTATTCAGATACTACACAACAACCAAATATAACATTCAGCTATAAAGGACAAACATACAAAATATTAGATTTAGAACCGTTTATTCCTTATAGAGAACAAATTAGGTCTTATATTGTACCATTAATGTACTTAACATTTTTATATAAACTATATAGAAAGTTACCATCAATAATAGGAGGTTTTCAAGCTTTATAATGGAAATAGTAATAATGAATTTAGTTGCTACAATTATGGACTTATTACCGCCGATGTCAATAAATGTTGATGATGTTTCTTTCGGAAATGTATTAAATTTTTTAAGATTGATTAATTTTATAATTCCTGTATCAGAAATAGTTAGAATATTAGGAATTATACTTGGTATTAAATCAATTCAAATTATATGGGCTGTATTACTTAGGGTTAAATCCTTTATCCCGACTATGGGTGCATAATTGTTCAAAATGTACAAAAATAAACAGACAAAGCGGTGTGATCATAAACACCGCTTTGTATAAAATTAATAAGGGAGCTTTTAAAATGAATATATTAAGCGGAATACTTAACATGACATTACAACTATTGATTATGGCTGTAAAATTGATAGGTGTTTTTTTATTTCCTATTTTGATATCTATAATACTTCAATTTTCATATTTAATGATTATTAAGAAAAAAAAATTCAAGAAGTCACAATTCAAAAAAGAAAAGATTAAAAAGACAGGACACTTAAAAAGAATATTTTATCTTTTTCCTCGTCGACTTGCTTTAGATTATCTTAACAAAAATCCTGACGAATTCGAAGATTTTGGAGTCCATATTGTAGCGGGGGAACAGGGAGCAGGGAAAACAATAACTGTTGCTTATCTATTAAACCAATATAGACAAAGAAATCCCGGGGTGAAAATTAGGTCAAATTTCGGATATAAATACGAAGATGAACCTTTTAAGGACTGGCAAAGCCTTGTTGCAGATAATAACGGATATTTAGGACAAATTGAAGTAATAGACGAATTGCAAAATTGGTTCAGCAGTTTAGAAAGTAAAGACTTTCCTCCTGAAATGCTCCGAGAGATTACACAACAAAGAAAACAATGGAAAATGATATTAAGTACATCACAAGTATTTAAACGCTGTGCAAAGCCTGTCAGAGAACAAACAATGTATCTTTATGAACCTATGACATTATTAGGCTGTTTAACAATTGTACGAAAATATAAGCCCGTGTTAGATGATGATGGTTCAGTAAAAAAGAAACGTCCATTAGGTATATATTATTTTGTACATGATGATTATTTGCGAAACAGTTTTGATACTCGAAAACAGATTGAATATTTGCAAAAAGGATTTAAAGCAAGAAGCGAACAGCTTTCAAATTTTAATAATCAACCTTTTAATATTGATAAAAATTTATTAAAAAAACGGTTTCGCTAATTCATTCTTTTGGGTGGGTGTTCGCCCAATTTGGGCGAACCAAAAGAGAACGAGCGAAGCGAAGTTCTCTATCTTGTCTTAAGTATCGATTTTCACGCAGTAAAAATATAAAAAACATTAAAAAAGTCAGTCATTCTAATACTTTTTACTCAAAAAGAAAGTTGGAATAAAAAAATGCAAAACGGAGCTTATAATCCGCTTTGGAGTGCATCAGAAATAAACAAATATTCAGCATATAAAATATATAAATATTCAAAAGATTATTACAAGCTGATAATTTATAAATACATAAATAATTATGATAGGACAAATATAGATGATGAAGATTTAGAGCCTATATTCGAAGATAAAATATTAGAAGATTTAAAGCTAAGTAATAATGTATATCGTGCGAAAAGTCTTATATTTCAATATGCTATGTGCAATGATTGGGATTATTTCGTTACACTAACGATCGACGGAAAAAAGTTTGATAGAACAAATATAAAATTGTTTATGAAAATATTAACAAAATGGCTTGCAGATTACCAACGGTATCACGGTAAAATTAAATATGTTCTGATACCAGAGCTACACGCAGACCAAACAAATTGGCATTTACATGGTTTGATTAAGTTTGAAAACTATGTTGAGCTTCTAACAAAACAAAAAATCGAGGAGGTTTTAAATAGTAAAGTATCTGTTCGTCTGACATATTTTAAACCCAGTAGATATAAAAACAACGGTCGAAAACTATGGGCGAAAGATAATAATGAAAAATTCTATCTTAATTGGGAAGAGTACGAAGATAAATTCGGTATCAATGTATTTGCAAAAATAAGAAACAAAGAAGCTGTTTCGAGCTACATAACTAAGTATATTACAAAGTCACTTTTCCAGTTCAATGAAGATGGAAAAAAAATATTAAACCGTATAGCAGTCGGTCAAAATTTATATTATTGCTCAAATGGGTTAGCAAAAAGGGAAGTGGTTGAAAGTGGTCGAGCTTTAGAAGATAAAATAGTTAGATTTGCAAGTCCTGGACCTGATAACGATTTCACATTCTTTGAGAACGAATATATGATAATAAAAAAAATGACTGTATCAGCTTATGAAGAAGCAAAAAAACAAATAAGAGAATGTATTGAAGCAGAGATACAAGAAAACAAAAACATTCAAAATAAGCGATTAAGACAAGCTGTAAACGATACACAAATAAAAATTTGAAAGAGGTAAAATAAATGAGAAAACAAATAAAAATATTCTCAGCATACGAACTTGACTATAATGATATTGAAGAAAAAGTAAATGAATTTTTAGCAGAACTACATAATAAAAATAAATTAATCACTTACTCACATATAAACATTGATATGAAATGCACTAATACAAGAATAATTATAAAGGTTGAATGTTATGAAGATGATGAGGATAAAAACTCATAATAAGCGATTAAGACAAGCTGTAAACGATATACAAATAAAAATTTGAAAGAGGTAAAAATAAATGAATAATACAAAAGAAAATAATTTGCCTACATTAACGAATCATCAAATAATGTTTGCTTTGAATGTATTAAGGGTATTAAATAATTATATTGATAATCGTATTAATGAATATGATAGTTTTCAAGAAAAGCTTGAAACAAATAAATTTATAAGTAAAAGGGATAAAGAATATTACTTTGATATATTCAAAAATTATGATATTGAAAAAGAATTAAATATGAGTATTATGACAAAAAAAATAATAACAGATTTCAACATGGAAATAGAAAGAAGAAGAGAGGTAAAATAAAATGTATGTATTTGAATCAATTGTTTTGATATTAGGTTTATTTTCTATTATATATATTGACATAAAATTTGTGGCTTTAACAATTCAATTATATAAAACTCATAATATTTCAAAGCATAAATAATACTTGAATAGATAAGCCGTATACTGTAGCTAACAA